ACAACGACGTCGGCAACGCCCTTGAAGTTTGTGGCGAGATATTGAAGCGCGGCAACAAGGTCTCGGCTGGCGCCGGCGGAAGCATCCGCGTTTCCGATATAGGCTAGGAATTCATTGTTCACCTGGCCGATGGCGTCGGCGATCGTCGCGTTCGTGACCTTGAACTGCGCCTCGATCGGCTTCTGTGCAGCTAGGATCGCATGGAAAATCCGGTCCGAAGTGATCTTACCTTCCGCGCCAAGAGCCTTCAGCCCGCCGACTGTCGTCTTGAACTCTGTGGCAATCGCTTGCGCTAAGATCGGTGCGTTCTCACGCAGAGACCGCAGCTCGTCACCCTGCAGAACGCCGGAACCCAGCGCCTGACCAAGCTGTAGAATGCCGGCCGCTTGCTCGTTCGCCGACGCTCCACCAGCCTTGAAGGCCTTGGACACGATGTTCGTGACATCGGCGATCTCCTGCTCTGACTTGGCAACACCAGACGCCGAGCGGATAAGCTTCGCGTAAAGGTCGACGTAAGTCTCGAGATCGGTGCGCGCGTCGTTGGCCCCGGCCTTCAGTTCATTGAGCGATCGTGCCGAGACGCCAGCCGATGTTGCTGCGGCGCGGATCTTGTTCCCTGCCGCCGTCCATGCGTCCGCATATTGAGCAATCTCCCTAACGCCAAGTGCAGTGCCGATGCCGGACAGCGGCGCCAGAAGACCTTGGGCAGCGCTCTTCCCGATGCTGTTCAGACGGCTGTCAAATTGACGGGCGCGCCGTTCGATAGCATTAAATTGCGAATTGCTGATCCCGTTCGCGCGGGCGAGGCCCTTTTCGAAGGCCTTGAAATCGGCCGAAAGCTGGACAACCAGCTTTTCGAGGTCAGTTGCTGGCATAGAAGTGGCCAGCTTCTTGGGAGGATCGCATGTTTTCTACCTTGCTCGTGATTGCCGGTCTGACATCAACGCTGACGCCGCAGCAGGCTGACCGATGGATGGGCGCTTACCTTCACTCGATGAAGCTGCACTACGCTTGCCGTGGACACGGGAGCACGTATAGGACAGCGAAAAATATGGCCCTCCGCCAAGTCCAACTGCTGGACCTATATGGACCAAGTGGCCGGTTCACGGTTCGCGATGTCACCAACCTCGATCGCGACCTCCAGGCCGGAAAGGTCACGCTCGACGCGTCCATCAATCTAAAGGATTGCGAGAACCTTTTGCTTGAAGACAAAGCTGACCTTGAGGCATTAGGCGACGGAAAATAGCCGCTCGACCGGCAACAGCGCCACTGGGTTGAACGGCACCTTCGGCTGAAGCCCGATGATAGGTGCGGCGTCCGCGGTCAGCCAGTCCCACAACGCGTCCTTGTCGGCCTCGGAAAGCTGCCTGTCTGACCCTGATTGCGACTTCCGGAAGCCCTCGACGACCGCATGGAATTGCCAGATGCTCATGCCGTTCACCTGTTGCGGTGAATAGCCCATGACTTGGCCGTAGCCGTATAGGACTTCAAAGCGGACCTTCCCGTTTGGCAGATCGTCTAGGGTGACGCCCTCATCCTCTTGGCTTTTTTTTTTAGGCTCGCCTGCCTCGTCGGGAGCGCCCATGCACGCCGCCATCAATATGGCCTGCGCGATCGGCAGGTTTTCCGCCGGCGGGCGGTCCTCGACATAGGATCGAACCAGCGTCAGAGCCTTCGCTGGCTCCATGCCGCCGCCAATCAGACCCAGCCGTATCACGTTCGAAATGTCGGTGGTTCTGCAGGTTCGATCCATGAGACGACCGAGCACCACGAACGGACCGGCATCGGTCTTTTCCTGAAGCTCGGCGAATTCGCCCCAGCCGACGCGGAAGGGATAGGTCCCATCCGCGAAGTCCAGCGTCACCCTGGCGTCGCGGCTCATTTACGGGGTCACCACGCGAACCAGCTCACCGTCGCTCGACATCTCGACGTTGTTGGTCACCCGACCGTTCTTGGACGGGTTACCCATGGTCACGGTTCCGACATGCATGAAACCGGTCCACGTGATGGTTTTCGCAGGGAATTCCATCTCCACTTTCACCGGGATGCTGTCGGGGTTCTCCCAGGCATCGAGCCACGTCTCAACGGATTCGTTGGCGAGAATGCCTTCGCCACTGATCGTCACCGATAGGCTGGTGGCGTCGCGTCCGAGCCAAGCCACCTTGTCGGGGTCGACACAATCCGGGAGGCTGAATTCCTCCAGAGCCTTGGTCAGCGTCATCGACTTGGAAAGAAAGCCGCACGGCGCGGTGTAGACGATCGGGGAGGCGCCGTCACCGAGAAGAACTCGGAACTTGCCGCCTTTGAGGGTGGTTGCGTCAGCCATTTGATGTCTCCTTTGATGGCAGCAATAGCGCCCGCCGGAGCGGGTTTCTCAGGGGTGAGGTGAGGCTGGGCTAGTCGTGCTCGACAACGGCCCGGAACGTGAGCCGAGCGCGGCTGGTTTTGCCGTCCGGATCTCGGACGACGTCGCGCTTGTACAATTCGAACGACAGCAGCGCATTTTCGGTCAGCGGTAGTTCGTACTCGTGCAGCGCCAGCCTGACCGCGTTGGCGATTTTCTTGACCTCGGCCGATCCGACCGCGCGCGACCAGGCGCTCATATCGAAGTAGATTTCGGATCCCGGTATGCAGTCGAAATCGTTCGGCAGCACCTGATCGCCATCGAAGGCGACGTATGGGAAATCAGCCGTGACTTGTTTTGTTGCCTTGTCGCGCGGCACCTCGTCATAGACGCGATCAGCGATCAGCGAGACCAAGTCGGCGAAGCCTTTCAGCCTAGCAACAATGGCGATCTGCAATTCGTAGGAAGCGTCAATCATGATGCCGCCACCTGCTTTGCTGCCTTATTCACTGCCGCGCGGATCGCCCGAGACGATCCTTTCTTGTTTGCCCGCCACGAAACGAAGAAATACGGCTGCGCCGGCATCTCCTGCGTTCCGTGCTCCTGCCACCGGGCGTAATAGGCAACCTCGTTGCCGGCGAAGATCGTCAGCGTCAGATCTCCGCCTAGTGATGCTTTGACCACCGCGACGACGTAGCTGCCCTTCGGTGCCTTGCCCCAGGTCCAGCCGATGCTATCGCGCAGTTCGCCGCGGTCGACAGGCACCAGCGATTTCATCATGGCGACGATGATGTCGGCCTGTTTCTCCATCGCCGCACGGATCATGTCGCGGGCGACTTTAGGTAATGCTGTCAATTTGCGCTGCAACTTGGCGAGCCGGAGGATTGAGGTCATGACGCCACCCCGCTCTCCACCAAGATGTCGATCCATGCGCGATCCTCAGTCGGATTGATCGCCTTGATGGCGTAGGTGATGCCCGTCCACTTAGTGCCGACCCAAGCACCGGATCGCACATCCCTGGCTTGCCAGTCTGTGGTGATTTGCTTGCTCAACGAGTTGGCCCTGACCGTGAGCAGGACAGGCTGGCGTCCTTCCAGACGCGCCGCCATAACCGTCTCAGTGCCGCGAAGATATTGACGCCGGGCAGACACGATGAATCGCTCTTCGAACGGTCCTTCGGTATTGCCGTCATCCGGACCGGAGTACGGGCCGCGGCTGTCGAATGCGATGTTTTCCCTAAGCTGGCCGGTTGTCGTTTTCATCTGACACCTCTGGATCAGAGAACTTACCGCGCTTGCGTAGCCGCACAGCTTTGCCGGCATCGATCGCCGCAGCTCCGCATCGTGTAGTGACAGAAACCGACATCCCATCACGATAGGCGATTGTCACGGCCGGCGTTGGCTTCCAGTCGAAGTCACCAGTGAAGCGAACCCACATGGTCAGACCCTCATGAAAGCCAGCCACGTCCCCTCGACATGCTGGATTAGTCGCCGTCCGCTTTTATGGAGTTCCTCAAGCACAGCCTGCACGTCGACCGTCCCGCGAGCATGGTAATCGTGATAAACGATCATCCCGCCCTTGCGGACACGGTTAAGCGCAAGGAACTGATCCTGCATGACGCCCCTCGCGCCATGATCGCCGTCGATGAAGGCGAAGTCGCATTCCGGAAGATCGTCGATCAGGAGATCGTGCGAACCATGGCGCGCGATCAGGAGCCGGAAGCGCGAATCGTCCAACGCCAGGTGCGCCGGCTGCTGTGGAACCTCACGCCGCTGCACAATCTTGTCGGTGACGTAGCCTTGCGGCACGTCGATGCCGACATAGCGCTCGATCGTCACAACGTTGCGCAGCAATGCCTTGGCAGTGCGCCCTTCATTCACGCCGAACTCGATGGCGACCTTGGGCGCAACCGATCGCGCGAGCGCTACGAGCACCTCTAGTTCGCCGGGGTTCATGAAACGGGCGTTTAGCCCGCTCCAGTCGATCGGATGGACGTCAAGGTCAGCCTGCGGAACGGCCGGCAGCTTGAGCAGCGAAGGCTCGTAGACGGGTCGTTGCGGCTGGAATGTCGATGGTTTTCTGGCAAGCATGGCTGTGGCTGAAACACTGACAGGGGTTGATCGGATCGATGC